CCTTGTCATTAACATATACCTCAACGCATCGTATGCGTGGTCTTCTGCTTTTGTGTCCACGTCTTCGCTGTTAGTTTTGGGAAGAGGAATTGCTGCCAACTGCTTGACAGTGTTGCTACAACTCGAAAACACTCGTAATCTAGGTTCGTTTGTTCTGGGGTCATCTGCAAGCCTACGATGAATTTCCATCTTACCTTGTATTCTATTTCTATCTGAGGGCGTCCAACGAACGCCACATCTCATCATTGTTTCGGCTATGGAAGGACCAAAGCCTGTTTTATTCCAACATGATGAGTCTAATACTGTGTAGTGAGGTAACGGATCTAATTGTTCCGCTTCTAGTATTCTATCGGCTAATTGCTCTGCTGTCAACTGTTTTACGTATAATTCTCGATAAATCCATATATTGTTATCCCAATCAATAGCACCCCACAGCACACAAGAAGGACTCGCATACCCGTAGTCAGCGGCACGTATTCGGGGCCAGTTGGTAGGTAATTCAAAACTTTCCACAACATGTTTAGCTCTACTAAATTCTGGGAAGGCTGCACCGTCGGCTACATCCCAATCCCCTTCAAGTAATCTTTTACGTTCTATTTCTGGTAGTGAACGAAGCATAGCTTCATATTGCCCATCAGCCATCAAGAACGGATTGTCCGTTAGACGTGCAGGAATAAACCTGCGATAAAATAAAGGTTGTCCTTCCTTTTCGTGTCCTTGCGGCCACAAGAAAGGTTGACCTGTTTCGACGTCAGATGCAGGGAACGGTTTGTTGTGTTCACCTACGTCAATGTACATCTTCTTGATCCACCAGCCACCGATTCCTCCGGGGTTGGCTGTACACCTCATATACAGATTCTTTTGTAGTTCGGGATCGGTGCTTCTCAGTCTTGATCTTAGGTAGTCCCACACGTAAGGTGTCGGGTACTGGGTTATCTCGTCTATGCCTATCCAGTTGAAAGCTTGTCCTTGAAATCGGGTTACATCTTTGTCTTTGTCTAAATACGTAAACCAAATGGTTGCTCCCGATGGGAAATGCCACGTTGACTTTGACTCCCTGAACTTCGCTCCGGGGAATGCTTTCGGATAAAGTTGACGTGACTTGTCTATTAACTCAGTAAGTTCGTCAAGAGTACGCCTGAGAAGAAGACCCCTATGATTAGGATTAGTGCAGTAACGAAGCGGATCTGCAAGCAAGGCGAAAGATTTGCCCCCACCAGCAGCACCTCCATAGAGTACATCTCTTTCGCTAGACGAAAGAAACTCTTCTTGAGGTCCTTCATTTGGCTGAAACACCACTTCACGATTTCCCACAAGTTCTTGGACAGGTGGAGGAAGTGTTGATAACTCGCCTGTATCGATAACGGTAGTTGCATCTCCTTTAAGAGCTTTCTCAACGTTACCAACTTTCTCTTCAAGTTTTCTAGCATATCTTCTTTTACTTTCTGCTACTTTAGTTAGTTTGTCTGCACGTTTCTTTGCGTCACGTAATCTCTTCTGTGATTGTCGTCTTGCCTTTTCTGCGGCAGACAGGAAATATCTTTGCTTTGGTGCTTCGGGGTCTTTCTTAGGTCGACCACGACCACGCTTCGGTGCAGGTTCAGTCATATTTAACTATTGACTTTACGTGTACTTCTACTGTCTCTATTGGCACTACATTTCTTAGATGCTTTGCCACCATATTTCATTCCCTGCTTCTGTTTGTCTTTCAGGGCTTCCTTTGCTTTCTTCTTTTCAGATGGGGATAAGGATTGTATCATTTGATTTAGTTTGTCACTCATCTTGTCAGTAAGCTCATTCGGAGTTGCGAGAGCGTTGATTGTGTTGAGTACTTTGAATAGTGTGTTGATGTCAGCCATCGATTACGACCTCTTTCTTTGGCGGCAACAGGACGATGCCATGTACTGCTTGTACATTTACGTTAGTTGTTTCTTGTTTTCCCAAGCCAACCCTGTTTAAGAGCGATTCTGCAGCCCTGAAGCGTAGGTCGTCTCCTCTTTCGGGTACTGGGTTGTCGATTGTCGTTACAAGGCGTGTAGCAGCCTTAAATGCGTTCATAGACAGTATGTTCTTTGTGCGATGTATTATCTCATCGGCTAAACTGTTCTTTAACCATGTGATACTACCCTTAGCGTAGCCCGCCTGAAGTGCTGCATCGGTGACATTGCCACCATTCTCGAACAGATTATTCAGAAATTCTTCTTGTTGGGGCGTTATTTCACGCTGGGTAGTCTTTTTCGGGAGTAAATTCATTACATCTGTATCCCATCATCTTGTAATTAGGTAACCAAGTCGGTAATTCTGTTGTTATTTCGACAACTCGTTGCTTACAAAGCATTTCTGTGTCGTAAGGACCACGTGAATCGTGTAATTCTCGGCAATCGGACGCCAATCCTAAGTAACAGACGAGTACAACTGCTTCAAACACGGGTTATTCCTTCATTTCTAGTGAGTCAAGAGCCTAATAAGTTGAGCCAAAGCACGAGAAAGGATTGACTGCTGCTGCTCTAACTGGTCTTGATACCTAGATTATACGTACAGATTAACCTAATGTCAAATAAAAAAAAATTTATGACGAATTTACTTGACTTTTTCGTCAGGATGGATACAATCGGAGTATAACCTCCGGGGAAATACACCTGTAACACATAGGGGTATCCTAAAGGGTGCGACCAAAGGGGTGCGACCACGAGGTTTTCCTGCCTGTTTACTTGAAGGGTGCGAATAACCTGTACAAGTAACTCATTCACATAAAAATATGGCGACATTGCATACGTATACGGGGGGGTCCCCAGTGTCCCTTTGCACCCCGTATAGGGACTTTTTTTTGTGTTTACCCTCATTGAAACCATAGGATCAAAAGCCAACCCAATATAAGCCTTGTTTCATTTGGGGATTACTAGCCGTGTCTAATATATAGGCGTCACGTGTATTTTTTTTTAATTTAGGTGCGATCTTTTCAATAAGTTGTATTGATAAAGCCCAAAAGGTAGCGTTTGAGGTACTGATTGCGAACATATCCCAAAACAACAACCCGCCAAGAAACCCAACAAAACCAACCGTTTAACTATTATTCTAATTAACCCAAAGAAAAACCCCCCAAGAACTAAATCAAGGGAGGTTTCACAGGGGAGGAAATTAAGTATTAATTCAAATTCATCAAAACGTAAACATCATCTTTTATCTTCTGTTTAGTGGTTTTAGTATCCTCGTTTAAGAACTCTTTACGATACCTTGAGGTAGTATTGGAGTAGTCCCAACACGTACGATCAAGAAACGTTAAACCATTTACTTTTATTGCAACAATAGAATTGTAAGATTGAAATATTTCTGTTCCATTCTGTAAAGTAATTCTAAATTGATTTGCAATTGGATTGCGAGACCTCGAACTAATAAAGTTTTCAACCTTTGCAATTTGTTTTAAGCCTAGCTCTCTCTTAGGCATGTTTTCATAAACTAAAGACATTATTTATTTCCTTTCAATTTAATTAAATAGTTTGTTTGTTCTTCCTTTGATAACTTATTCATTGGAATATATTCTATATTTTCACTTAATAAATGATCATTATATTCATTAATCACAGAAGAAAAATGATTAATAACATCATAACTTTCTATTGGTTTTTTTGTTTCAATATCTACAAGAACATAATCGGTTTCATATAAAGACATTATTTATTTCCTTTCTCAATAATAATATAGTTACCTTTTAACCTTGTTTTACTAGTTACACAACTAGAACAAATAACACTTTCATAATCATTTAATTTACCTTCAAGAGCTTTACTTGGAATGTTAAACTGATCGTTAAAATGCTCTTTATAATTGCACTCGTTACAACTAAAATAGTAAGCCATAATTAGTTCCCTTTCTTTTCTTCAATTAACTCTTCTAAATCTAATTGACCATGCAAGCCTAATTGATAAAGTGCTTTTTTGGTTTGTTCCTCTTCAAAGATAACACCAATATTTTGATCAATTAAAACTCTATCTTTGTTGACTGGTTCATCAACCTTTGCAACTTGATCGTTAACATTAGGTAAAATCTTTAACATCTGATCTTTATGGCAAAAGATTTGATGTTTAAATTCTTCATTGGTGCGACCATTATAGCGACCAACAACTTCAACCAAGCAACAACTATCCATTATTTTGAATTGGACTGTAAGCTCGCAATTATTAACTGCATTAAATTTTTTATTGTTAAAATCGTATTCACTTTTAATTAAATATTGTTTTGTTTCCATTGTAAGAAATCCTTTTCTATTTAAAAATTAAGATTTTAAAAAAACCACCCAAAGAAAAGCCTTGAGTGGTTCAATTATAATCTTATTTAAAAAATTAAGTCAACTAGATAATTTATTAACCAAGTTTCTGTCCATCGTATTGAATGAAAGTGGATAAGCTTTATAATATTTAAAACGATCACCTTTAATCTTAATGGTTTGTAAATACCCTTTTTGTTTAAGAATGTTTACGTATTGCCTAACAGTATTAAACGCTTTTTTATTATTTGTGTCATTATATACGTCAATAATTTTAACCATGTCATGCGATCTTATAAGCTTATATATTTGAAATTCACCGCTTGTTATTGTGTCATTACCTTTAATTTTAAAAGGATTGTTTTTATTTTCCTTGTTGGTAATTACGCTTTCAATTGTAGGTTTAAAAACTTCAAATTGATCAGCCAATTGCAATGCAAGTTCATGGCATCTAAAACCCGATCTATGACCTTTGTTTTTAGCATTACGTGCGACTACTTCTAAACTTTCAAGCAAGGTTGACATTTTGTTTAAGTGTAATCTTTTCATGATTTACCTTTCTTTAATTTAAAACAAGATTGCTAAAATAATGATCACCAAAAAGATGACCATTATGCGAGATAGATTTGCAAGAAACTAAGCCATTAAGCATTAGACATTTCTAAAGATTGCCAAGCATCTGAGGTAAGTAAATCCCTTACAACATCTGCTCTTTGTCTCTCAAC